CTTCGGTCCCCCTTTTTTTATGTTCTAGTACCTGATAGTGGGTCATAACTATCCCACGAAATATCTGGTCTTGATACAAGACTGGTATTGTTACTTGAATTGGAAACATTAGATGACTGTGGGGCAAAGAGAGTTGACCCTTGACCACCCAATCCAGCGAGTGCTTGTGATTGTGTAGTTCCATCTTTAATCTGTGCACCAGTTGCGGTTGGCACTTTTATTGGAGGTAATGTAGACGGTGCACCCCCGCTAGAAGAGGTACTGGTTCCGCCACTACTCATTCCGGTGATGTCTTTCATGGTGTCTATTAGTTCACTACCACCACCTATCATCCACTCTGCAATGTTTTGCGCTAAGTAATCCCCTGAGAACCCACCTAATATACCACCTACTAATCCACCAGCCGCAGTACCGAAAGGTCCACCAACAAACGTACCTAGTGTTGCTCCTGCAAGTGCACCAAGAGTACCACCACCAATACCACCAAGTGCTCCAGCGATTTCCGCTGCCTTTTCTTTGTTGGACAATTCATCGTTTGCTAACACTAATCCAATAGTACCGACAGACGCGAGTTGACCTACTATAGGTAACTTCATAAACTTACCAAAGTTCTTGTACTTTGCCATTGCGGCAGCCAAACCTTTTGCTTGACCCGAAGTAGGAGCTTTGACACTCTTTAATGCATCGTCCATCTTATCAGCAGACATGAACTTTCCGTTCTGTTTCATTCCACCTTTATCTACAGTGATACCTTTCTTTGCAAGTGCGTCCAGTTTCTTGTTACTCAATCCACTAGCGGTCTTATTGTTAGCTGCTATTCTTTCCTGTTTAGTCATTGATGATGCTGGGTTGGTAGGGGTAGTCGGTTTCGCTGCGTTACGTTTTAGGTTCGCCGCATTAGCAATACCACCAATCGCTGCGAAACCAGTTACGTTTTCAGCCATACCTTGAACGTCACCCTTGAGCAACGAATTAATTCCACTTAGTATTTCATTACTACCGTCTGCAAGTGTTTTGTAAACATCTGATAACGATGGTAATGCTATATTCAATCCAGCAAGTGCATCCTTTACTTCTTTTCCTTTCTTCCCTAAAGTATCTCCAATTTCCCCTAACATCTCTATGTTTTCTGGAGTAGCAAATGCACCAGCGACAGCACCTAGTACTGCAAACTTCTTACCGAACAATGCACCGATACCACCGAACTTAGCAGCATTCGCGGCCGCGGCACCTAAGTCATTGTCTCCCGTCATTTCTGTGACAGCATTACCTAGGGTTTCGGACATCATCTGAGTAAGACCGAAGATACCTGCTTTCGCAAGACCCCCACTCATTCTACCCAATCCTAACGCAGCACCCATCTTGGAAAACATACCACCGACGCCGCCACCACCGCCACCAGAGCGACCACCAACTCCGCCTGCGGTTCCGGAACCAGACGCACCAGTCTTTGAGGCAGCGTCTCGTTCGCGTTCTAGGTCCTCTAGTCTCGCTTGCTCTTGTGCAACAAACCACTTAGAGAATGACGCATCGATGTTACCAATACCCTCACTGATATTCACCAATTGCGTGTTCTGAGATTTTAAAGTATCTGCTAGTGTTGAAAGTGCCATGGTTTAACCTTGTTGTTGTTTTGCTCTCTCGTTTTTTTCTTTAATATCATCGATTAACATACTCAAGTAAATCTCTCTCTCCCAAGGCAACATACTTTCCACTTCTTCTAATGAGTAACTATAATTGTTCATTAGTTGGAAGTTAACTTGATAGTAGTTTGCCAAGTTATCATGGGAGAGATTTATTAAAAAAAATCGTCCATTCCTTTTAGTACACGTTCATTGTTATGTCCACAGTGGCCACATACAAAGTCCGCTTCTTGTTTTATTGTTGGTATTCCATTCACAAACTCTGTCACCCTTTCAAACTGTTCGGCTGACATAGATTCTACAAAGTCGACCAACTCTTCTCGTGGTTCGTCTGCTGTAGAGAACTTTTCTTCTGGGGTGTTGATTGACTCGATACAAGTCATCACCATCTCTAAAATCGTCTCAGTAAGAGAAGTGTCTTGAAACAACTTATCGTTGTCCATGAAATCTGCATAGGTTGGGTATCTCATCTGTACAGAAATATTATCTGTCAACTTTATGAGCTTATCCTCAACCACCTTTCCATGTAACATAATCCTTTCTAGTTCTATCGGTACTTCCGAACCTTGGTTACATTCTTCACATGGAATAAGCAGTGTTGCAGTTTCCCCGACAGACTTGGCACGTATCTTGGTGAACATATAGTCCACATCGAAAATAGTCAGGTCTGTCATAGTATCTTCTACACATGACTCGATAGTTCTCACAATAGCTCGCATCATGTCGCGTCTCTCTTGTGTCTCTATCGCAATCAATAGATTCTTCTGTTCCTTCACTAGGAAGGGTCTGAAAGTAACTAATTGTCCTGTAGATGGTACGTTTAATTCGTAAATTGGTGATGCGTTTAACTTAGGTAATGCCATTATGTAATCCTATAATTTAAAATATTGAACCCAAACTCAGTTTTAACTCTCCTAACCCTCGTTCATCTTTGATGACTCTCCAGTTAGTGTAGGAGAATGTCACATTGATTTCTACTAGACCGTCCGCTTCATTGGTCAGTTCGATGCTTGTAATTGTAGTAGGGAATGCATCCACCAACTCAACACTGTATATGGATGCGCCTAATAGGTCGAAGTCTATACTAAACGGTCCTACGTCGAACCCGAATCTTGCTATAGGCTTCCTCAGTTGATGTATCTTTATCGGAGCAACGTAATCGTCTTTGTATCCGACGGTACCCTTCGGTAACGGTGTAGGTGGCTGTGGTTTAGGTCCCGCTTCACCATCTTCTTCAGCTGGCGGTTTGGTAGTAGTGTACTCACCCAACATGGCAGACCGCCATTGGTCGAAGTATTTTTTTGCGCCATAGTCATTCAATGCATAGAAAGTCATGGATACGTCTTCTACTGCAAATCCGTTAACTACCTTCTCATTGAAGATACCCATTTGTCTATCGATGGTTAATATTTGTTTACCAGGCATCGATACGCTCTTACATAATATGTTCGCGGTCTTATTAGACATACCGCTTAATTTGGTAACATATGAGTCGCCTACCTCTGTAGGTAGTTCCACAGAATATTGGTTGGACATCGCCATACCATTCTTGGATACCAGTTTACTTTTTAGTTCTTCTATGCCAGCCATCTATTAACCGCCTATCATTTTCTTAGAGTCGGAGTATACCTTCTTAGAGTTCGCCTTACGGAAGTCAGCGGTCGGTAGGAAAGTTGCAATCTCCCACTCTGGTGCTGGGACCATAGAGAACTTACTTTGCACATGTTCATTCAGGTAGTGTTTGAAACACGGTTCGAAGTACTTCAACTTGCTTGACTTGACCAACAACTCGTACGACATCTTAAATCGTGTAGAGTCATTGAACTTAGTATTTGACGTAATGTCCATTAATGCGTCTAGCATCTTTGCACGTAAGATAGGTGGAAGGTAATGTAGGTTCAACCCATAGAATCCACCCTCTGCCGGACCCACGACTATAACTAAAGGGAACGCATCGTAGTACGGTAGCGTAGCCTTATGTTTAGGGTCATAGAAGAACATATACATTCCACCGACAATCTCTTGACTCGTTTGCTTCAACGGGTCTTCTTTCATCAATGCTTCGCGCTTGATACTACGCATGTTCTTAATCTTCTTACGGAACCACTCACGCGATTCCTTGGTGCGAGGTGTGATACCCGCACGGAACGCCTGTAGTTCTAGTCTCTGAAATATGTTAGACATCGATGTATCCGTTAAAATTCGTACTTCTATTTATACGTTATTTTCTCTTCTTTCTGAAAGGAGGTAATTTCTTTAACGGTTTCTTGGTACGCATACGTTGCGTAGACTTGGGCATGATGCCCATAGCGGTGAGTTCTTTCTCTGTCCATATCTCGAAGTGGTACCCTCTATCCTTCGCGTATTCGGATGCAGCCTTCCACTTAGATTGGTTCTTGATGTACGTCATACCCTCGTTCAATAGAGTGTGACGGGACTTCCCTTGCTTACGTTCAGGACGTAGGGTTTGCTTGTGGGGTTTGACCTCGACCAATACAACGCGTCCAGACTTGTACTTGATGACGAAGTCCATGAAGTATCGATGTGGCTTCTTATCGGTCTCACAGATGTAGGGGATGACCAACTCTTCGGACATCCATT